ATTACCATCCGTATATCCACCTCTACCTTTTTCCCATGCTGATAAAACATCTACCATATCATCCACATCCATAGAATAAACTTTTGTACCTTCATTTACGGATTCCATTGGATGACTTTTCATATATTTAACAAATTGTCTTGCTCCATCAATATATCCTAATAATTCTTTTTTATCAACACCTTTAAAATGTCCACTCTTTAGTGCAAGATTTAGAATAGCTCTCGTGGGTTTACTTTTATTTCTCATTACTATTGCTTGTAATATATCTGCTTGGTCTGAATCTAATATACCCATTCCGCCTTCTTTAATAGACTGAATTTCTTCTCTAATGATTTCTCTTAATTTTGATTTAGTTAGTTTCATTCCATAAATATTTTTTGGTACTTCAAGTACTACTTTTCTTACCTTCGCCGCTTCTACTATTTTATATCCTGTAGAATTAGTTGATACGTTCTTCTTTTTCTTTTTATCCTTGTCTCTACCCCCACTAAAAGCAAAAGGTGTATTATAGGCTCCCGCTCCACTACTAAAAGATGTTTCTTCCAGTTCTTTGAGAACTTCCTTAATATATTTACGAATTAATTGTCTTAGATTGTCGTTTACTGACATCTTTTAATTCCTCAATTAGCTCATAGTATCTCATTAAAGCAATAAGTGCCTTTTCACTTATTCTTTTCTTACCTACAGTCATTGCATCTAACTGTTTTATTACTTCTGATAGTTTTATTTTAGTTATTTTATCAGTTACTTCTGGTAAAAGTTTAGTCAATTCTGTTTTAATTCCCATAACCTCTTCAGAAACATATTCGTGTAAATTACTCGTATTAGAAATATTATTAATATATTTCTTTAGTATCATCTTCTGTTTTTCAGTCAAATTAGAATATTTCTTATTAAATTTTTCCACCATAAGTGAATAAGCCAATAATCTAATTTCTTTATCTTCTGCTACAACATTAGATTGTTGTTCCGTCCTACCTACTTTTTCAGCACATATACTTTCTGTTAAATAAGAACGAACATTAACATATTCATCTGGTCTAAGTGATTTTTCTGTACTTTCATGTTCAAAAATTTTATAGATTGATGCTAATTTTTTATAATTTGGGATACGAGTAGCAAATAGTTTATTTACGTCATACTTATCCTTTAATTCTTTAATAAGATTATATTTTTCTCGTCTTAAACTCACAGTTGACAATTTTTGTCGAGATTTAACTACCGCTTCAACAAGTCTATTTGCATTATGTGAACTTTTATAACTTTCATTTACCAATATATTATATAAATCTAATTCTTGTCCCAAATTAGTTGTTTTATTAAAATATTTTTTTATTAAATTAATAGATTTTGAATCTCTATTTTCTATTATATCGGCGGTGACTTGACGAGTCAGCACTTCAAATAGCACACCTGTATTTTTAATTTTAGTGTGTTTTATTTTTTTAGACATAAATCACTCCAATGTATATGTATTCTATCACTAATAAATATAAAACTATGAAAAAATTCATTAAACTTTAGGTTTAACTTCTTCATCATATTCTTCCTGTATTTTTTCAGATTCGTTTAATAATTTATAATCTTTTTCTTTTATTAGTGTTCCTTTCAACTTTTCAACATGCGCGAGGGCTAAATTTCTTCCCAATTTAGGATCAGATGATGTATCTCGTTTCATTTTATGACTTCCCAATGGGTCACGACCTCTTACGTGTTTATCTTTCGCATAATGTGCAGGTTCTACTGGTCTACCAGCACCATTCCAACCACCTTCAGGTGAACCGCCTTCAGGCCCAACTTCATTATTTAATTCATGACCAGTTCTTCCCATTGCCATATCTGATGGTGTTCCTGCCGCTTCACCACTTTTTGCAGGATCATTACCCTCAGCTTCTATTTGTGAACGTCTGAACTTCTGTTTAAAATCAAAAACTATCTCATTATCAAGTTCTTTTATTTCATCATCCGTAAAATTAAAAATATTTTCATAAATCCACGCAGTAGAAACAATACCATCTTGTAACATTGAAGATGCTAATTGTGTTTTTTCACTCCACAACGCAACTTTTTCTTGTTCATAAATTGTAGATGGATTTGTAAGATTCAATTCAAAATTAACAAGTTCTTGGTCTGTATATCCTTGTGCATATAAATGAACAATACCAATCTTTGTTAACTCACTAACTACGATTCTTTGTATTCTTTCAATAGTTCTTGCAAATCTTACATCTTGTGCGGCCAATGTAGCTCTTTCACCAACATTTTCATCAAATCCTAAAAATGCTTTTGGAACTCTCAACGCCGCTAACATTCTATTTTTTAAATATTCTATATCTTCAATTGCTTCGTAAGTTAATCCTGGAGCAGTATCTATTTGTGTTCCACTATCTCCACCACGAACTGGTAAGAAGAAATCTTCTGAAATATTTTGCATATTGTATTTAAGATTATAATCACCAGTAGCTTCATCAACAATTGGTGCTTTTCTCATCTTATTAATGATTTGGTTCATATAATTATCAACCTCACCTGGAGGAATATTACCAATATCAATTTTAAAGATTCTCTTTTCAGGAGCCCTCATAATTCTATGAATCAACATAGCATCTTCCATTAATGAAAGTTGTTTCCATGTTTTACGAGCTCCTTCAATCATACCTTTACCATAAGGTAAGAAATTGGAATCACTCAATAACCTAAAATGTGCTATTTCAAAATTTTCAAATTCTTTTTTAACTACACTCTGACTATGACGTGCAGATTGTCCATCTTTTCCAGATGATTCTAACATAAATTTAACATACTCTGGATTCTCTGGGTTTAAACCTTCTAATCTTGATACATCATAGACTGGTAATGGAACTACATTAGTTATCCCATACTTTTCGTCAATTTTTAAATTCAAGAAAAAGTCTCCATACTTACACATATTACGTACCCATGGCCATAGATTAAATTCTATGTTCAATACATCATAGTATAAATTATTTAATATCTCTTTTATATTATTATTCTCTGTAGATATGGTTAAGACATCACCATATTCAGATTTCATTGTGGATTCATCTGCATAGACATCAAGTGCCGATGCTATAATTGAATCTGAATCCATTTGTTCATAATCTTTAAATAACCCTAAACGTGTAGACCTTACTAAGTCTATATCTCCATAACCTGCATATCCCAGACCACTATGAAGTCTTGTAAATCTATCTACTAACGCTTGTCTTGGCAGATATTGACTATTACTTGTATCTACAATCTTTAGCTTTCTACCACCAACGTTTCTAACAATAACGTTAGATGAAAAAAGTCTACCAAGTCTTGCAAATAATGATTTATCAGCCATTTTTACCTCTTATTGTTTTTCTACTAACCAACTTAAATCCTCTCTATTACCTTTCCCAATGTCCCAAGTCCAACTATCATTTTCAGGTTTACTTGAATATACACCAGGATTCATATCTATGGAATTAATTGCCTTTTTAGACAACTCTATTCCCTCAGACCTTAACCTTAAAGCTGTTTCTCTTATCCAAAGAGCTATACCAAAGGATATAACAAGATCATCATTGTATCCAGTCATTGCTTCTGCTCTTTGTCCGTTATATATAAATACAAACAACTCATCAATTAACCTCGTTGAATGTACTGTTACAGCCTTTTCTCTAAAAAATTCTTCTAATTTTGATACCACTAATGGTCTTGTCTTCATAGACATTGTAAATCCAGGTACCATTTGCTTAGATTCTCTATATAATTTATTTGTCATTTGTTTTTGTGTATCTACATATTGTAAATCTTTACTCATATAAAATAAATTATCATAATCCCTATCTATCGCTTGTTGAATAGCCGCCCAACCAATATTGTTATTCTCAATAACTAATAACGCGTCATTATACTCTTTTGCGATATTAACAACCAAGTTTCCAAAATCTCTTGTAGACATTCTACCTTTATACTCTGCTACTTGTTTACATTCTTCTACTTCCATTACATGAAACGCAGAATAGTCTGTTCCATCTCCTCTACTAACGTCAGCACTCACTACATAATTTTTAGTATAATTAGGTGGCTCCCAAACCCATAAATTACTATCAACACCTCGTTTTTCAATTGGGTCTTTACAAACATTAGTTCTATATTCTTCTAATATAACACCATCAACTACACTTTGACCAGAAGTGATAAAGTCACAATCACATTCTTGAGCGGCATTTGAAGGCCCTAATAATTTATCTTGACTGGTTCTCCATTCCATATCTCTTTCTGGATGTACAGTCCAATGTAATTTTGTAGTATTCCAACTATTTAATTTATCTTCCGCACCAACCCAAGTTTGATGAAACCAATTACCAACACCATTTGGTGTAGAAAGTGCTATACACCTTCCACCTAATGCTAATGTCTGGGATGCCGCTGTCCATATACTATCAATTTTATCAATAAATGCTGCCTCATCAAGTATTAATAAAGATAAGGCTTCTGACCTACCTGCTTCATCAGAACTAGCAACTGCCTTTACCTGTGACCCATTACTATATCGTAAACTTAATTTATTATCTTCTACACAATTTTGAGTCAACCAAGTTGGTAAATTAGCATGCATCACACGAACTTTTGTAACCAAATTTTTCGCAACTTCTTGTTTTGTAGCAATAACCAAAATATTTTTATCATTATAAAAAGTCATCAACCAAAGTGCATATCCTGCAGTTAATGTAGATATGCCTAACTGACGTGCCTTCAGAATAATATTATATTCATTTTCTACAAATTCTCTAATGGTATCTTCTTGATAGTCATATAAATTAAATTTAATTTTACCCTTTTGAGGATGTTGTATCACACAATACTTTCTCAAAAAATATACAGGATCCTGGGCACATTTTAAAAATTCGGTACGAATTGCTTGTTTTAATTGTTTTTTACCTGATGTCATTATAAAATATTAGTTATAGAATTAATTGTAGATGTTATCGCGTAAGATAAAATTGCCCCATAGGTAAAATATAACCATTTATTTTCATACCAAGATGGTTTAACCAACTTAGTTTTTTTTTCCAATAAATTATTTTCTTTCTTTAAACTTTCAATAGTCTCATTTAAATATTTTTTAGTAGTATCGTCTTGACTAATCGTAGCCTTATATGTAAATATAAGGTCATTTTGTAGAATTACAATTTTATTTAAGCTATCTGTTTTAGCTTGTAAATCTTGTATATTCTTTGTTAGGTTTATCGCATCTTCTTCACTTAAAGTTACCTGCCCTAATAAACCCGTCAATAGAAAAAGTCCTATCAACCATTTCATTATAATTTCGGATTTCTTTTAAGGACATATGTTACTTTATTATTGTTAGCTACTTCTCTTATACTAAACTCATATACAGTACCTACTGTAAGTTTTGATAAATCAATTGTACCACCTTGACTTAATGTTACGTGGCCCGTTGTAGAAGCTTCAGCTACAATTATACCACCAGCTCCGTAATCGGAACCAGTAAAACTACCAGTAGCATTCTGAACAGTTGTTACAGAATGCCATTTACCTGTATGTCCATGTTTTGCGAATTGATCATAATCAGATGGATGGTCATTTATTGCCATTATTTGCTCCTATTTTTTTGCAAATTTTCTTAAAAAATCTTCTGCGTCCTTAGAATCTGAAATTTTCTTTCGAGTTTTACTCGTTTTTTTAACTTCATCTATTTCCTCTTCTATGGATTTAGCTTTCTTCTTTAAAGCTTTAGTTTTTTTCGCCGAAGATTGTGTTTTTTTAATTGCGGTTTTAGTTTTTCTCGCAGTGCTTTTTAATTCTTTATTAACAGACTTTAACTTTTTCTTCTTTTTAGCACTCGCTTTTCCACTCAACCCTAATAAAGCCATAATTAGGGATACGAGTTTCCACATACTATATTGCCTTCTTGATCTTAGACATATACCGCATTAATTCAGTTCTATCTAATCCAAGAGCGTCAATTACTCTCGCTAAAGCCGCTATTTGTCTGCGACGATTTAACCCTGAATCCTTTATTGCGGCTACTGCTTTCTTTAAATGTCTTTCGACTTGTGCTGGTAGTTTAACATCCAATTTTTCTATATCAGATTTATCTGCTTCCATTACACTTTGGATTTCTCCTCGAATCATTTCTTTAAGTTCCGATAGTGTCATTATAAGTTCTCCCAATTAACTATGCGTAGGTTTTTATATAAATATAAACTAAATAGATTCTTCTAATTTTTGTAGATATTCTTCAGCTTCTACTATCAATTTACTCATATTTAGCTGATCTTTGTTCCATTTTTCCTTTTCAATCGTATATCCATCTGGATTTATTTGATTAAAAAACTCCACATAATCTTTAGAATTTTTCCATTCCTCTATTGATTGTTTCAAATCTTTTATAAATGCCTTTTTATTTGATTTAACCTTATTCTCTATATGTTCATTTAACTCGCCTTTTAAAGCCAATTTATTGTCAAATTCTACTTGACAATCCAAACAATGTCCAAATTTACGATAATATTCTGAATCTATTCGTTTTTTCATTATTGTATCACAATTTGGACAAAACCAAGGCGTCCGTGCTTCTTTTAAAACATTAGTAAGTTCTTCACGTTCTTTTCTTTCTTGTAATTCTTTTTCTTGTAATTCTTTTTTAAACTCTGGATCGACACCACCAACAAATATTCGTTTTTCAACTGGTCGATCGTTTATTATATTATTTAACGCCTTACTTTGACGTTCTGCTGTTTTACTATAATTTGCCATAATAACCTCTTATTAAAATTTCAATGACCCAAGAATCTGATTAATTGGAGCAAATGCACCTGTAAACTTATAAATATTTCCTTTATACTTAAACACTATTCCTTCACTTGGAACAACTGCGGACAATCCACCAATTTCTTTTAATTTTTCTAATTGTATTCTTAAACTTTTTAATTTTTCTACATTTTTTTTCTGTTTTAAATCTTTAATAGCCGTTATAACCTCTTTTCTAATTTTTTGAACAGTTTTATCTGGAGAGACTGCTATATATCCACTTACATTTTTAAGTATCTCTGCCCCAACTTCAAAAAATAAAACTTCAAAAGGTTTAATATTTTTCTTTGACATTTTCATATGGTCTTGTTTATCCGTTGATAATACCCAATCTAAAAATTTAGGATTATCTTTAAAATCTTTTTTTATCGTTGGTATCTTATATGACTTATCAAAAAATGCCCATCTATTAACCAGATTTACTAATTGATTATTTTTTAATTTAACATCAAATTGTTTTGACGCGTTAAAAATAAATTCTTCCCAATAAGCTCTATGATAATCTCCTAATAAATCTGAACTCGTTAATGCATATTGTTTTTGTAATTTATTCAATCTACCCAAAAACTTTCTTTTTAATTTACCAAAATTTTGATTTTTAGGTATTTTTAAAAAATTAGGTTTACCAATTTTAAATGTTTTTTGAACATTTGCATTTACTTGTTTAATCATACCTGCCAACATACGAGCTGAATCTCTTGGTTGTCCTATTGGTTTACCACTTTCATCATACTCTAATGTACCATGAAATACTATTTCTGCAACATCATAATCAACTACATTTGCAGTTTTAGGATACATAATTTCTAAATTCATTCATCGTTTACCATTACCGAATATTTTTTCTTTTTGTGCATCTGATAATCTACCTATTGCGTTTTCTAAATCTGTCATAGCTCCTACAAAAGCATCTTTCACATCACCTCTACCACTAAATAAACTCTTTACTCCACTTGTAGTTAATGATGATTTACCATAACTTTTCAAATGTCC